CTCTAACCCTTCTAGTGATTTTGCGCTAGTTGGCTCGTTCCGTTTAGCAGAGCCAATCCAAGAAAAACGCGCAATCGCCAAGCTGGGCGGTGATGTTGTCATAATGACCAAAGAGGGTTATCTGCCGTTGAGCCAAGTGGTCAGGCAAGACCTTGTTGGCAATAAAGCAGCAGCCATATCAGAAAAGATCAGAGGCACGGTTATTGCCCAGGTGGCAGAAACAGGCACAAGCCAAGGCTGGCAGATATTTGTTAGCCCAGACGGTGACAAGGTTTACTTTAATTATCCGACAACAGACACCTCAACCGATCCCTATAATCAGCACGTTTTTAACCCGATTATTCGGGCTTGGTGCATTTTTGAGAATTTGCCAGCCGTGGTCTGGGGTCAGTTCAACGGTGATACATTCTTTGGTGGTGCAGGCGGCAAGGTCTTTAAAGTAGAAGGCAAGGCCGATCTTGGTGAAAACATCGTTGGTGATCTGGCAACAAGCTATAATTATTTTGGTGATCGCGGCGGGGTCAAGCGCTTTAGCTCTGTGCAGCCAATGCTGGAAGGCGAGACCGATGTGCAGTTTGACTTTGGTGTCGGTGTAGATCAAGCGCCTGTTAGCGGCATTGCTGTCGCAACAACAACCTTTGCAAGCAATATGGCAAGCTGGGATATAGCCAGTTGGGATAATTTCTTTTGGGCTGACGCAGTTGGGGTTGGCATTACCAAGCGCCGCAAGGCGGTCAACAAGTTTGGCTTCAGTGCAGCGTTACGCATCAAAGTGGCAACGGATAGTCAGGCTATCAGTTTTATCAGCGCTCATTACACATTCGCACCAGGGGGGCCTTATTAAATGGCATTTTCAGGCGGTACATTTAGCAGAACCTTTGACTGCACGACAGACAGGGATAACGGCGTTAAAATCCTTGCCAGCAAGTTCGATACAGAACTTGACGGCATGGCTGTTGGCCTGTCTACAGCAATTCTTAAAGACGGCACACAGACTTGCACGGCAGCTATACCGTTTGCCCAGGGCATTACCCTGCCTGACAATAAAACCATTGCATTTGGCACAAATACTGATGTGCTAATTCAATATGATGAAACCACAACGGATTCACTAAAAATATCAGCGGCAGAAGGCGCTGGCCTTGCTATCACATTGATGGCAGACGAGGGCGATGATGCAGGCGATGAGTGGAAGCTTAACATTGCTGATGGCGGGTTGTTAACGCTTGGCAACGATATTAACACCGCTGGCACATATGTAACGCATTTAACCATTACACCAAATGCCACCGTAGCAAACAGCACAATGGCAGTTGCTGGCAACCTCACAGTCGGCGGCGCTTTGACATTAGGATCAGGCGCGGTCATCAGCGAAGCAGAGCTAGAAACAATTGACGGCATCACACCTGGCACTGTGCTGGCATCCAAGGCAATGGTTGTTGATTCTGACAAGGATATTACTGGTGGCCGCAACCTGACAATCACAGGCGAGTTAGACGCAGCAACGCTCGACATTAGCGGCAATGCTGACATTGATGGCACACTTGAAGCTGATGCAATGACATTGGATGGCACTGCAATCACCACTGTTGCAACCCTGTCAACCGGCATTTCTAACGGCAATCTGCCAGTATTTACAACCGGCGTTGCCGATGATGATTTTCTGCGCGTGGCTGGCACTGCGATTGAGGGCCGTTCTGCATCAGAGGTTCTTTCAGATATTGGAGTAACTTTTGGTATATCAAATACCAATGCAGTCAAAATTGATAGCGCTTCAGTTGCAGATGACGAATATGCAAGATTTACAGCAAACGGTTTGGAAAGTCGCAGCACATCAGAGCTTGCGTCTGACATAGGGGCTGCAACGCAAGATGACATCGTTGCCCTAGCAATAGCGCTTGGCGGCTAAAGGAGAAAAATAGATGGCTAATACTTTCAAGGTTGTATCGCATGATGTGATGCCAGCCAGCAGCGGAACGCCAGAGGCGCTTTATACGACACCGGGATCAACGACAACCGTTGTGATCGGGCTAATTTTAGCAAACATCCATACGGCGCAAGTCACCGCATCAGTAAAGCTGGTGAGTGATACCAGCGGCGGTGGCCGAGCTGCTACAAACACCACGGTTTTTCTTGCCAAAAATATACCCATTCCGGTTGGCGGCGCTGTCTCACCGCTGGTGGGCAAGATTGTGCTTGAAACAACTGATGTGTTGCAAATTGATTGCAGTGTGGCTGACAAGGTGAGTGTGACCGCAAGCATAATGGAGATAACCTAATGGCAACAGAATATCCATTTATCGGCAAAACTGGCGATCAAACTGAATATGTTGCCGTGGTGCGCCAAAACGAAATCGTTATCGATGCTGCGCTTACCATTGACGCAACCAATGCTGCGCTTTCCGCTGGCCCGATTACGCAAAACGCCACCGTAACTGTTAATGGATATTGGAGTATCGTATGACCAGTCAGTTAAATGTAGATACTATTGCAGATAAGGCTGGCACTGGTCCTGTTGGGTTGACAAAGCAAGAGGCAGCAAAAGCACACTGGCTATTTGAACAAGCAAATTCTAATACACTGACTGTTTCACTCAACGTAAGTGGCGTTGTAGATAATGGAACTGGAGATATGACGGCATCCTATGTCAGTGCTTTTTCAGGTGCAAAACTCTATTCAACAAGTTGCGCTATAGCTTATCAAAATGACACTATTGGCTCTAACCTTAGAATAAACTCAAGTATTGTTAGGGCTACTACTTCACTAAGATGGCGAAGTTTATTTGTTAGCGCAACAAACGGCGGTGGTACGGTTGAGGATGAGGACGAAAATAGCTGGCAGTTGATGGGAGACCTCGCATAATGGCTAGTATTCTAAAAGTAGATACAATCACAGGTGTAACCACCGCTGGTTCCATTAGCGTGACTGGCGAAGGCAACTCAACCACGACTAATCTTCAGCAGGGTTTAGCGAAGCACTGGGTAAGGTTTGACCAAGTTAATTCTAATACGTTTGGAGACACATTCAATAGCAGTTCTTTTACAGATGCAGGAACTGGTAATACTAAGTTTACTCGTACTTCAAACCTTGCAAATGATGATTACGCTGCTTTTATAACATCAGAAGTACAAGCAACTTATACAAATGTTTCAAACTCTATGCTTGCAGGGTCAACACAACTTAGTACGTCTCTTATGTCTGCGTACCACGTTGAAAATGGTTCTGCCCAAGACACACAAACAATTACTATGATAGCTTTTGGAGACCTAGCATAATGGCAAGCGAACTTAGAGTAAACACCCTGAAGGATGCCGCTGGGAACAACAGCATTGCTACTAGCTTTGTGGCGGGTGGTAGTGCGAAGGCGTGGTCTAACTTAGATGGCACAGGAACTGCCGCTGTTATAGATTCTTTCAACATCAGCGGGATGACGGACAATGGCACTGGAGATTACACTAATTCAATTTCTTCAAATCTATCCAATGGTAACTATGTAATAACTATTGCGTATGGTAATCAAACTGGTAGTTGGGCAGCACAGGCTAATGGTCAATTAAAGTATGCAAGTACACCAGCCGCTGGTTCTTATAGTTTGACAACAGGCAATAGTGTAAATGGCTCATTAAATGACTTTGATAGAATACACAGTGCAATTCACGGAGACCTCGCATAATGACAACGACACCATCATTCAAAGGCACACACCTATTTGACCGTCTGTGCTGGGCAAAGGAAAACCTAGACGGTGTGCAGTCAGATATCCGAATTGTTTTTGAAGACCCAAACGATATGGACGCCCCTGCCAAAATCCTCGTTCCAGACCCAAACTGGGTCAGCGCAGCCGAAAATGGGGGCGTATTGCCGCCGGTTGAAAGCTATTGGGAGCTTGCAAAGGATGAGGCGCAGCCTGACTTTGTAAAGCATACGAGGGGCTATTTGCTGCATAACACAGAGCCTGTTGGCCCTATGACAGAAACCACTGGCCCATATGGCGGGTGGGTAAATTATTTAATTATGAAGGATATCAGCCCCAGCATCTGGCAGAAATGGAACGAAGGCAACAAACCTAAGATGGTTATCTGCCGCAAAGATCAGCTTCCAGCAACCCGCGAGTGGCGCAATGCTTGGAAGATTTCAGAAGAATTAGCCACAGATCATAACATCGCCGCATAGGAGAACCCGACATGGCAAACACCTACATCGTTGATAAGGACGGTAATCAAATTGATGCGTCTACAGCAACAGTTCCATCAGACCGCCATTTTCGTGATGCGTGGTCACTAGACGGCACGGTCATCACTGAAGACATAACCGCTGCCAAGGTTATTTTCAAAGACAAGATTCGTGAAGTTCGCGCACCACTGTTGGCGGCAGAGGATGTTGTTTATATGAAGGCGCTAGAAGCTGACGATAGCTCTGCGAAGTCTGCGTCAGTTACTAAGAAAGCTGCCCTGCGCGATGCGCCAGCCGCATCGGCAATCGACAGCGCAGACACGATTGCAAAGCTTAAAGCGGCTTGGGATACAAGTGTTCTTGGCGATAGCCCTTACTAATGGATTTAGTTCACATCATTGATGGCCTCATTGGTGTGCTAGTGCTTGGCTTTGGATATTGGGCAAGCACTCTAAGTTCTGAAGTTAAGCGCATTGAGATATTGCTAAATCGGACAAGAGAGGACTTTTGCACACGCGCAGAACTTGCCGACAATTTGACAAGAATGTCAGATTCGATCTTACGGCTTGAAGCCAAGATCGACAGAATAATTAGCTCAAAGTAAAATCGAGAACCATTATGGAGCCGATGATCACAACCGCTTTAGCGGCAGTTTCTGCTGCGTCCAGTGCAATCTCATTTATCAAGGCTAGGGTCAATGATGTGCAATCTGTGTCGGAGCTTTCGGGGCAGATTTCC